GCATTGCCCATTTGACGTACTCGACGGGCTTCTGAGTTGCGAACTTCTGGAGGGAATCGAGATATCGGATGTATCCGACTTCGTCCGTTCCAGAGACCTGCAACTGTTGGCGGGTCGTGTCGTCAAAGAGGCCGCGAACGCTGTCAGCGAACTTAGCCTTATCGCTCAATTCCTGAGACTTGCGCGTAAAACCGCCTTCCAAGTTCTTAGCGAGCTTGAGGGCGATTTCCTGACCCTCTCGGGTCATCTTGGCGAACGCCTGCTTGTCGGCCTCGGGCCAGTGCTTTGGAGCGGATAGAGTCGTAGACTCCTCGCTATCCTCTGCTTTGACCTCAGGCTCAGCGGCATCTTCGCCTTGAGCTTCGTCGTCTCCAGCATTCTCATCTGGCTCGGCTTTGGTCTTTGCCTTCGTTTCCTTGGGCTCAACCTTCACTTTGCCTTTTGGACTTTCCGACTCTAGGAGAGCGGAAAGGTCCCCGTCTTCGGATGCGTCGAACGCTGCAGAAATCGCATCATCGATTCCGGTCTTAGCCTTGCCCGCATTGTCAGAAACCTGACCGCTGGCAGCTTCGGCAGTTATTCCCATTTAACGGTCTCCATTTCGGCACCGCGGAGGGAGTCCTCGATGCGTTTATTTTCCTTGGCAATGATCTCGCCCTTCTTGAAATCCCCACACTGGCGCACGCCGTGGCGTTGCTCGTGGGCCTTCAGTTTGGAGCGAGAGGAAATCTCTGTGCCGTCGATCGGTGAAATAAACGGCGTGATGTCCTGCATCACGCGCGGGAAGCCGAAATCCGCGCGGCAATCGGGAAAGACCTTCTCCGGTTTGGTTTTGACCGGATGCTTTCTCGGGCGCCCGCGCTTTCTCTTTGGTGCTTCGACGTGCGCAAACGCTTCCGCGTATGCCCGGCTGTAGCCGACCATGCTGAACGTCTCCGAATTTTCGTTTGAGTTAGAGAGCCATCAAAAGAAGCTCGATATCGGCTTCTTCCTGGGCTCGGTTAAACTGTAATTGTGCGAGTTGATCCTGAAGTCTCTGCGCCTCGCCCTGTAGGGCTGCCAGCGTTGGATTGAACTCGGGTGCTTCAAGTAACACCGCTTCCGGGATCGGCTCTGCCAGCCACGGCATGCGGTCGATAATTGGGGCTCGCTTGGACTCGAAGGCCTTGGCGAGGGCTTGATCCAGAAGGCGTTCCCGCTCTTTCTTGGATTTCCGCTTGGACTTCTTTTCTTCAGGTGCCCATGCCCCTGTCTGGGGAAGGCGAATGGTTGAATCTGCAAAGAGTGTGTCGTCGTCTTCTGTGACGTTCAGGACGCCATTGAGAGGCGAATAGGCAAGCGTCGAGACTAGAGTGTCATCGTCTTCGGTAATCGCCAGCGTAGCGCTGATTTCGAGCGCACCCGCCGCTATAACCGTGTCCGGTTCTTCCTGGCCTGCTTCTGTGCCAACAATGGCCAGAGCACCGGTAGCAGCAAGAGTATCTGACGCTTCTGTGAGAGAGGCCGTTCCGGTAAGTGCAACGGTTGCGGTGGCCGAGAGAGTGTCGTCGGCCTCTATTACAGCAAGGGAACCGAAATTTGCCTTGGACTCCGGCAGCGTCGAGATCGGCGCCGAGGATATAGGTCCGAAGCCTAGAGCCACTTCCTAAAGCTCCTGATTGGGGCGGTCCACACGACGAGTTCAATCATGCGCGGAATCCCCCGCTTAGACGCGCACGCCCTGTGTAATCGCCCATATCCTGTGGGGATAGGGACGTTGAAAGTTGGCCCTGCCCGCGCTACTGTTTATTCCTATTCACGCACGGGAAACCCACATGAACGATGACCTATTCCGCAGCGAAGTTATTTTCCGGTCCTCCGTTTATAAATACGAAGGCCGCGTGCTGGTTCTGTCGAAGGCGGAAGCAGAGAGAGCAAGGGCTCTCGATATTTGGGACGCCGATGCAATGACTGAACTCCCGGCCCTATATTCTTTGTCAGACGATGCCGCTAAAATGCGCCGTGGGCGAGCGTGAGGCGCCCACGCAAACTAGGCCAAGGCATATTCCAGGTAGCTTCCGCCGAATACGACAGTGGCGGAAGCACTCGATGTGTTCTGTGCCCACTGGATTGCAAATGTCCCTGCGTTCGTTCCGTTCTGAATAAAGCCATCGAACTCAATCCATCCTATTGATCCAGATGTCTCGAGCATCACGATGTCAGCGGCGGAATACGCGGTATCTATCGCGACATTGCTTTCACTCGTTCCGCCCGGAACGATGGCGGTGCGTTTGATGACGACTTGCGTAGGTGATGCCGGTCCGGTGTGCCGCCATTTGAAGTCCGCGGCCGCCACAGTCGCATAGGCGATCCGCCCGCGGACAAGATACGTCGCGCTAGCCGCCATCGGAAACTGCAGATTCGCGTCGTTGGCAAGCGTCGTCGTGCTTACTCGGCCTTCGTTGGAAGGCTTCCGGGCACGTAGCCAGTTTATCGCGCTGGCGTCGTTACTCGAAGACGCGAATACGAACTTCGTCCCGACGTCGCCGAAATTGATGTTGCTATAGGATACCCCGTCGGCTGCGATGTTGACGCCATTCGCAACCTTCTGTACGTGGGCGCCGACAAACGACCCGACGCCAGCATAACCCGAATAAGCTCTAAGTCCATTTCCGACCCCGTTGTTCAGCCCATGGACCAGAGCACCGGCGACATTAAACCCGCCATTGACCATGCCAATGCCTGTTCCGGTAAAGTACCAGACGCTGGGTGATATATAGTTATTGGCGCATGTCGAAGTCGTAAGGTTCTGCTGAATGGGGCTTTCTTTTGCAGAGCACCGCATCCCGATGCAGACAAGCTTATCGGTGTCGCCGTGGACATAAAGCCCTTTGCTTCCTGCGACGACAAACTCCGTCCCCGCGTTCGATATGTCATCGGCGCCGTTGCCAACCATGAGCATTGCATTGGCGTCCGCGACGTCAAATCCGGTTGTGTGCCCAAACGTGAAGTTGTAACAAACACGCGTGTAGTCGTTGCCGCCGCTGAATTTGTAGCCTGTACCGTCGCGATGCTGGTAATGCCCGACGCCGAAGGTTGTAACCGGCGCGCTCGCCGCGATCGTCCCGAACGGCCACAGTTGGTTGCCGACGATATGCGACGTGTCGAAGCTATCGATCACCTCGATGCCATTAACGCCATCTCCGAGGTTGTTGAGAACCTTCAGGCGGGCGCAGCCGTCGGAATAGACCAGCTTGTTGAAACCGACGATCAGGTTATTTTCGATCAAGATGTCATCGCCTGAAGGCGTCAGCGCCGTTCCTGCGTAGGCAGAGGAATCATTCTCCGCGCCTGTCATGCCCTTCCGAATGATGACGCAGTCGGCAATGGCCGAGCCGCCGCTCATCGTGATCGTCTTTGCGGAGTTCAGACGCAAGCCGCCAAGGCTGAATGCCCCCACAGTGTCGGCGTTGGTAATCCCCGTGCTGCCAGGGGATTTGAATGATCCGAGCAGGGTGACATTGGAAGGAAGCGTAAAGTCATTATCGATCAAGTAAATCTTGCCCGACGTCAGGTGCAACCGGCCTCCCGCCGAACCGAACGATGCGCACGCATTTGTGATCGCTGTTGTATCGTCTGTTGTGCCATCTCCCGCCGCGCCGAAATCCTCAGGACTGACGATCTCGTCAAGTTTTGCAGAAACATTTCTGGCAACGGCGCCAGTTCCAGCAGGGGTATATTCGACCGTGTTGTCGTCGAGTGAGAGCGTCTTATTCGTAAGTGTCTGCGGGCGAGATAGATCAACAACCTTATCGGCTGCAAAATCAATCCAGACGTCTTTCGTGCCAGCCGAGAAACTAACTCTGCTTCCCGTTGAAGAATCGAGCAGCGTGCCACGGGTTAAAACATTCGAGCCGCTGTAGGTAGTCTCGCAGATTTCCCATTCGTCGGCGGTTTGATGGTGGATTGTAATGACGGAGGTATCAGAAGATGCCATCGCATCATTGAACGTGCGAAATCCTGTCGGAGCCGTACCAGATACAGTAACGCTACCTGTGCCCGTGGTCGTCGTCGTGTCCTTCACCCGGTCCTTGATGATCAGGCTCATAGGCTAGGCATTTCCGGACGTAAGGGTAAAGGCGGTGACCGTGAATGACTGTCCTGATGCAAAGCTAGTATTGTCGACAGTCATATCGCCGCCGCCCGCCGTGACGGTCACCGATCCTTGCATCCCGCAGGTTGTTCCATCCGATGCGTAAATGCGGAAGTAAGCTGCCGTTCCCGTCGCATCTGCGGATGCGTCCTGCCACGTTCCAGCCTTGGCTTTTGCCCCCCCTGACGCCGCCGCCATCCAATCCGATGGAAGGCTCAGGGTCGCGAGAACGGTCCCCGCGTCCGCAGTGGCGCAATCCGCGGGCTTCGTGCCATCGAATATCTTGAGGATCGCGCTCGTGCCTATCGTGCTTTCAACCGCGTCAAGGCGAGCGTTGCGGACAGCAACGGAGTATTGAAGGCCCATTCAGATTGTCCTGAGTTAGCTTGCCAGTTGTGGCTGATCGAGCTGCATCGCCGTCTGCTGTACGGCTCCGACACTTCTGCCGGATGCGTCTCGGATGAGTTTCGTCGTCTTTGGTGCGGTCACAGCACGGGCCAAAAGCTCGTTCGACTGCATCAGCCGCTCTTGCCCTTCCACGAGTTTCGTTAGGATGAGTTGCAGTTGCGACGTTGGCTGCTGCATCGGTTGAGCCGGACGTGCCGCGACGGCCCCGTTTTGTGGATTTGACGGTGTTTGCACGGGATTTTGCGGGGTATTGGCTGCCTTGGCCGCCGCCATTTCCGCTGACTGCTGCTGCTTGGCCTTGACGCCCTGGAGGTTCGTTGCGTGGGCCTCAGCCGCGTGGTTGAGGTTCATCGCCTGTCCGGCCAAATCCAGTTTGCCCGAAGCAAAGTCGAGGTCCATCTGATAGGCTTTGGCCTGTAGGTCGGCCTGCTTGCCTTGCAGGTCCAGTTGCTTGCCCTGAAGGTCCGCCTGGGCCATAGCCATGTCGGACTGGGCTTTCTGCTGCTGGATTTGCAACTGAGCATCGGCCTGCTTCGCGGCGATCTGCGCCTGGATCATTTCAGGCGTTGGCTGTGGTGCTGTTGGAGGCCGTGATGCCAACTGATCGAACGCGTCCTCGAAGGCTTCCTCAAGCGAACGTCCGGCCTTGAAGGCTCTGACCGTGAACAGCATCGTCTCTTTGGCGAGCGGTAACAGTTCCGGGGCCTGCTGCGTCATCATCAAGGCGTTCTGCATCGTCGGCTGCATCGTATTCAAAAACTCGATGCGGCCTTCCTTCTCGGCCTGTTCGTCGAACTGCGCCGTGTCGTCGGTTTCAACATCAACCTTATAGCCACGTCTCTGATCCGATCTCAGAATAGCTTCGACGTCTTCCCAAGCCGAGCACTTGGCAATGCGCTGCAGTTCTTTGATCGTATCCGGATCAACCTGAGGCATGGGTGGTGCTGGCGACGGCGCGGCCTGCGGTGGCTGGCCCGGTTGTGTCGGTTGACCCTGCGGTTGCTGTGCCTGAGCTTGCGCCTGCTGCTGCACCTGCTGGATCATCTGCAGTTGCTGCTTGGCCTGGTCAATCTCCGCCTGAAGCGGCAGATCAATGCCGGTCATTTCCTGCAGGTTTTCACGGGTGTAATGCTCTGCGATGATCTCCGCTTTCAACCGGAAGCAATCTCGGACGCATTCCTGAACTCTCGCTTGTCGGGTCGTAATCCTGAGAGAACCAAACTGGCCCTTGATCCTCTGAGCCGTCGCGGTATCGTTCGGGTTTGATGCGCCCCGGATCACGTCCGAGATACCCGTTACTTCATAGATCGTCTGCATCAAGGACTGGCGCTGCTCGAACAGGCCTTGGACGACGGTCATGATGGGGGCGAGGTCCTCGGTCTGGAAGACGCCTTTTAGGCCGCCCTTCTCTATCATGTTGGCGAAGCCCTTATAGGGCAGAAACTCGTTGTCTCCGGCCGTCGCGAGCTGCGAGAGCTGGTTGTCCGGCCCCTCGATCGATGCGTCATAAACACCGCGACGCTTCAGTGCTTCGATAAGCCTGTTCAGCCGTGTTGTAATCCGATCAAGTTCTTCGCACTGGTCCTGATAGAGAGTGTATTCCGGGATCGGAACCAAGCTCGATGTGGTCTTGACGCCGTAAAGCGCAGGCGGGCACGGATAGAACTGTTTGAGCTTATAAGGGTCGTCATCCCGTTTCAGGATGATCGAATAGCCTTCCGCAACGTAGACGCGTTCTTTCTTCGACTTGTCCCAGATTTCCCAGACGTTGGCGCGCTTGAAACTGTCCTGCTCGTCGGGGTCCTTCGGGCAATCGGGAAGCTCGGCATCAAGCGGAATGAACGCTGCGTGGTCTGGGAAATAGACCTTAAGTTCTGACCGCGTGTACTGGTGCCGCCGTGCCTTCCACCAGATGTCCGTATCCTTGCGACCGGCGCTGGTGCGGTAGTCTTCCCAATAGACGTGTTCGGTTCTGACCGACTGATAACCGATATCAATGGGCTGCGGTCCGTCTTCTGCCTCATCCTCGTCCGACTGCGGGGCGCTTTCGAAAACTTCGGCGTCGTAGACGGTCCACGGCACGCCACGCCCAGCCAGAAGGTGATCTTCAACCACGCACTCGATCTGGCTTTTCATGTCGTAATCGTCGGCGCAGTACGTTAGTGCGCGCTCGATCAACAGAGCCGTGGTGCGGGTTGTCTTCTCGTCCTTGCCCTTCTTTGGGAAACGCCTGCGAACATCAGGATTGCCGATGTTCTGGAACAGAACGGCCTTCAAAATCTCGGTGTTCGACCACAGGATATTGGTGCGGCGCTGGCCTGAGTTTTCGTCGCTCTTGTCTCTTTCGTCACGATATCGATCGACAACGGCCTTCGCACGTTTGCGCCAGGTTCTTTCACGCTTGTCTGCGGCTGTAAGTTCAGCCTGCCAGAACTTCGAGGAATCGCCCTTCGGGGGCTTAGCGTCTGAGCTAGCCGCTGGCACTTTTTTCCTGGCCATTGTGCGTTAAGCACCAACGAATGGGCAAACGTCTCGCAACGTCAAATTTCCCGCGCCATCGTCCGTCACAATCCGCGTCCGAAACGTGCGCCCTAGATGTGTGCCAGCCTGCGTAATGCAAACCGTAACGTTACGGCCGAACACGCCCTCGCATTTGGTCGTATAAACGTCATCGGTCTGCACGAATGAAGAAACGGCGTTTGAGCCGTCTGATACCGATCCAGTCCCGATCTGGCGTGTGCCTTTGTTGATGGTGCAGGTTGATGCCATGGTCAGTGTCCCATTCTCAGCTGTTCAAGTTTGCGCATCAGGTCTTTGACGGGCTGCCAGTCCTGTCGATCCATAACCGGATCGCAGTTCTCGTAATCCCGCTGGTAGATGTCCAAAGCCATTTGAAGGAGATCAATGTCCGCATCGAAAAGCGGAGGCTTTTTCACCTTTTCAGGGCGCCAGTCGAAACCTGCCATGGCATCAAATCCTGCTCCCTATGAACTTCCGCCTGTTGGTGTGTTCCTTGACGATCTCATTCAAGGTTGGCATCCGCGTTTCGATCTTGCCGCTCGGCTTTTTCATTTCAGCCGCAGTCCATGGCCGCGACATGCAACCGTACCGAATTTCGTCGGCCGCGTGATCTTCGGAATTCGTGTCTAGATCTTCTGGCCTGTCTGGATCGTGCTGCAGAACCGGCAGCGTCCGTATGGTGTCCGAACACGTCGAGAAAACCACCAGCATTGGATTTCCGTCTTCGTCGCCCTTCAATCGTGCTCTGACTTGGTCCCAGCCACCCATCGCACCGCGCGTGCCGACGCGGGCATTGTCAGCCGGCCGAAAAAATGCCTTGCTCTGTGCCATCCGCTCCGCAATCGACGGGCCGCCGTCTTCCTTGAACGCTGACGGATCCAGCACGCCGTAAGAAAGCGTCTCGCGAACAGAGACGGACTTTCCGTCTTTTTCTTCAACGTGCGTTTCGCGAGAGACGATGCCTTTTCCGACCTCTTCGGCCGTCAGCTTCAGTCCCTTATGTTCCTTGTCGGCGCCGTACCACTCACGGTAGCGAACCAAGCAGCCCCTCGGGAGCTTGACAGGATCGCCTTGGCTGTTCTCGACGACCGTTTCATCCGAAACGACCGCCCACCAGCCAACGCTGAATGGTGAAGCTGAGCCCCAGTCCATCGACCGGAACCTCATCCACAGCTTCGGTATTTCAAACGGCCGGATGACATGACGCTGCTCCGACCAGCAGTCGAAAAACGCACCATCTATGATAGACCAATCGCCTTCGAGCAGCGCCCTAACGAGAGCCGTGCTGCCCAAGCCTTTGAGCCGCTGCATATACGTCGGGTCGTTCTTGACCAGCAGCGCGTTGTCTCGGAGCCGAGCTGGAATGTACATCCGCTCGATACCAGTATCCGGGTCTATGATCGGCTCGTAGCCCGCGGGCGCCGGGTCAACGAAATAGCTTTTGACCTCTAAGTGCCCTGGGCCACCAGGGTTAGCACAAGACCTGATGCGCTTGGTCGGGACATCGTGCGCCGACCGGAGGCGCGACCGGAGGTAACGGTAGCAAAACAGCGTTGCCCATTGGGTAAGCTCATCCCAGCCAACCCATGTGTATTGATGCCCTTGATAGCGAAGAACGTCGTCATTCCGTTCGGCGTAGCGCATCTTGAGCGTTGCGCCGTTCTGCCATTTCCACGTTTTGGCTTGATCGTTCCAGCGACCGCCCGTCTGAAGATACATCTCCTTGGAGCGGGCAATAAGCTCTTCGAGTTCCGGGTACGTGCGCCGAAATAGGATCCCGCGCCACGCCGCGCCATACGTCGGAACGTCTTGCAGGTAATCGCCTAAAAGATAGTCGGATTTCCCGCCACCGGCCGCCCCGCCGTAGAAAAGTTCCGCACACCAGCTAGCTGTGATTGCGTCCGTTTGCGGTCCCGGCTGCGGTGCCCACAACGGCATGGGAGCCGTTTGTAAGCTCTCGTTTGCGTCGAGCAATCCACTCCTCACGAGTTTCAGACGGCGGCTTATCTACCGTGTCCGTAACGGCCAGAGCCCCCGTGATTTCATTGGTGATCTTGTCGCCGTAAACCTTCGGCAGCATCTTGGAGAGAAGCCACTTACGCGTTTCCACTCGAAGCTTAGACCGCTCAACGGCCTCTTTATTCAGAGCAATGTACGTCGAGCCGCGTGTCTCTCGCTCTTCCCAATCGTTGCGGCCATCGTCGGCAATATCAAGAAGTTCATCGGCTATTTTGAGATAGCCAGCCTCGCGCGCCTGCGCATATTTCGCGGAAAAGCCGTCGCGGTTCGAAACAACCCAGTCGCGCACTGTGCTTTCTGCCGGCATATATTCTGACTTGCATATCGAGTTTAGGCTTTCTCCATCCGCAAGACGGAGACAAATCTCCTCCGCAAGCTTGATCGTGTACTTCGATGGTCTGCCTAGCTCACTCATGCTCGTGCCTCATGCGAGACCCGACCGTCACCACTATGGCAACGCGATAGTCTCAAGTTGTAGTGCCTTATTATGATTGTCGACTCAGCCTACGGTCCTCGCTTGATAGGAGGACACATGGAAAAGCCACCAGAACTTCCGTTCGATCTGTCCCATCCCGAGTTGGGCAAGTTCGTAATGTGGATTCGCTATCTGGAAGAAAAGACCGATGCTCTCCAAAGCGAAGTCGATATTTTGAAAGGCTCCTCGACCGAGAATTGATGCCGTCTTTTCGGCTGTCACCTCGAGTCTTTCGGCTTACCCGCGTCTCCCTCCTCGGAGTCAGGACCCTCGCCGTCATCTTCACCCATTGCAGACTGAATGGCTTTTGAGAGAGGGCCTTTACCCATCGGCTTTTTCTTCTTGCCCTTCGCCAGCTTGGCGCGGGCTTTCGCTTTTATGGCGTTTGCTTCTTCCGGGCTGATGTTGCCGGCGTTCTCAGAACGGGTGGCGCCAGAGATCGCAAGGCGAGCATGGGTCGGATCTGAAACCGGAAACGATTTTCCGGGTCCAGCAAAATCGCTTTTTGGCATCGCCTTGCGTTTCGCCGCGGTCAGATCGGCCATGTTTAAATCGCCGCCGACGCAATGAGCGCGATGTAAGTCTCAGCGCTTAGGTCAGACGCGCTCGATTGATAGACTTTACCGTTCTGGGGGATAAATTTGCCGAAGTTCGTAGACATGTCGGCACCGGGTGACGTCGTGCTGTAAACGGAAATGACCTGCTCACCAGCAACAACTGCCGCGACGTTAATACCACCCTCTCCATTCCGGCCGTGGAACGTAGCAACGCGATCAATGTTAGCCATTTCTCTCTCCAGAATCTAAGCTGCAAAGCCCTGCGCGTTGACGTAAATAGACGAAGCCGTCGTCACGCATTTGACATTCAGGGCCGCGCCCTCACTGCTCATCAATGGAACGGGGAATATGACCGACGCACCATTTATTCCCGCCGTGTCCGCGATCTGCGGCGCAATATAAAACTGCCAAATGACGGTCGACGCGCCATCAAGAACCTGCACAACAGTCCCAACAGTCGCGCTAGTATTCGAGATTTGGATTGCAGCGAGATAGTTCCTCGCCCCTGAACGAGCAGACACAAGTTCAACGGCTGTAGTATCTGCAATTGCAGAACCTGACGCATAGCGCCACTCAGCCTTAATGACAGGCGGTCTAAGCATGCAATGTACCTTGTCCGTTGCTGTTAGAATCCAAACGGCCCAGGTTTCCCCAGGCCGCTGACGTATTTCAGGACTGCGGGACTCAGGCGCTACTCGGCCAAGCAGGAGCGATGTAGCGTCGGATCTCAAATTCCCCTGATCCATCACCTTCTGGGGATTCCAGAAGTCCGGTGAAGCCGAGAATTTGAGCGGTGTGGTCCTCAGTTTCCATCGTTTGCCATCCCTGTTTAAGAGTGGAGGTACGCAAAACAGCTTGCGGGCCGGGATGGATGGCCAATTCGATTATCCAGCACTCGTCGTTCCGCGACCTAAGTCCCGACTAAAAATCTCTAAGGATGTCCGGGTGTTGTGCGGTTCGGCTGATAGCCAGAAATGAAGAAACCCGCGAGCGATTTGCTGCGGGTTCTTCAAGACGCAATTCGGCGTAAGAGAAGCGATAATTCTTTTTGAGAGAGATGTCAAATGGCTTAAGTTGCGACATTCTGACGCACATAAACATCTTCCAATTCTGAAACAGCCAGCTTGGCGATCTCTCGGATTCTGTCAAATGCTTAATTTTCCGCCACGGGCGAGACAGCCGTTTCGAGAACTGACAGTGCATACACGCCCAACCGTTTTCTCACCTTCTCAAGACGATCAGCCACAGCAGCATTTCTAACGGCCGAATATGGATAGTTAGGGTGTTGGCTGTTCCATTCGATGTCTTCCAAGAGCGCCCTTAAAATATCGCTCTCTTCCTGTGTGAACTCTCCGGGGAACATGGCGTCAACAAAACATTCGTCAATCTGGTTGTCGTCGATCACCGCTTTATCCTCCTCCGCCATTCCCGCTCGATCTCCCGCTTCACTTCAACTCTCGTCGAACCACACTTCGAACACCGGAACTTCTTCTGTTTCAACTGCCCGAACGTCATCTCCGGATCGAACCGTTTCAGGTTGAGGACTCGGAAGTTCCAACACCCTTCTGCCTTACAGGTTACCGTGATCCACCTGTCTGCGGTGATGTAGTGGGCTAGCTTCTCGAACTTTTCGAACTCGTAGGGCACTAACTCTTTTCATTCCCCATGTACG